AAACATTTGCGGCGACGGATAATTAAAAATATCTTGCTGGTCAAAGTCCCTATAGGTTTGGGCTGCGCCTTGTCCTTGGCGGTTCATCATCGCCAACACGGCATTCGTCAGCGCATCCAGTTTCCGTTCAATTGCGTCGGATTGTTTACGCTTCTTAGCCATCAGCGTTTCCGAAACGCTGCACGGCGAGCCTTTGCAACCTTGCGAACGCTTGCGCTACGCTCCAAAGCATCAGCCTTTTCCGCCAACACTACTGCTTTTTGGTGACGACGATTCTTCGCAGAAATAAGCATATCGCCACCTAATTTTTTCTCACCCCTACGATAATAAGAAGCAATACGCTTTTTTGCAACTTTATCTTCCAATTTGTCCGCAGCAGACATAATCCGATACGACCTTTTAGAAGTGCCAACCATCGCCTTATTGGCAACCTTGCGGGCACCCTTCTGAATTATTGGGCGAACAATGTCATCCAAAAAACCCTGCGGACGGGCAAGACCATCAATAGCGGGTTTACGACCCTTAGCCACAATCAGTACCCCTTCTTGGACTTCGCCTTCGGCTTGGATGCACCCTTGCGCTTCGGCGGATAGTTAGAAACCGTCCTACCAGCCGCAGGTTTTGCATCAGCGTGACTACTAAGAATACGGTATTTCTGTGGCATAAAACTCCTAAATGATTTCGGGTGGTGGGGGCTTCATCCCCCACCACCCAAATTTATTTTATTACTTGCGGTACAACTTCACGGTGCTGTCCGACTGGACAACTCCGAGAAAAGTTCCCGATGATGCAGCAGCAACAACCAGCGAACCAGCGCCTGCCGACACATCTGAGCCGCCAGCAAGCGTAATTGCGTGCGTGTCGGCAGCCTTGTTGATAATCGTGAACTCAAACGAAGTACCAGTAACTTCGTCCGTGAGTGCCGCAACAATCTGCGCCGCCGTAGCGGTGGTGAAAGTGCGGGCAGCCGTCGGGGTTGCGCTGAACAGTTTGCTGCTCAACAGTTGGGCAGCCGTCAGTGTCGTTGCTGCATCAGCAACGGCAACTTCGGTCACGCCTTCTGTTGCGGCGACATACGATTCAAGACGCTTGCGGGTTACTGCACCATCTGTGTCATTAGCCTTTAATGGCATTTTTTTCTCCTTGGTTTAGGTGGGTGGGGTTGCCCCCACCCACCATTGTTGTTGTTGTTCTAACTACGCCGTCTTGGCGGTCAGTTTGCCTTGCTTCTTCGCATTGCGGCAAGTGAGGTTGCCGTAGCACAGAATCAGTGCGTAACGGGCATCCACATCCTCGGGCGACACAAATTGCGTCTGAGCAAACCACTTACCAGAGTGACCAACCAAAGTCAGGTACTTGCTGTTAAGGAAATACACGACACCAGCGGTGCAATGCACATCGTACACCACGGGGGCAGCCTTGTAAAGCAGGTTCTGGAATCCAGCATCCGCAGTCTTGGTGTCCGTGTAGCGCAGTTGCGGCACCAAAAGCGCCTCATACTTCTCAAACAGGGTTTGGGAGGTCAGAATCATATCGGGGTGGTCGTTACCAACCGACACGGTGTTGTAGGCGGTTGCCATCTGAGCCAGCGTAAGCGCACCAGCGGTGTTCTCCTCGTAGGACCGCCAGTATTCGTTTCCACCAGTTGCACGGTTAATGCCACCAACGGTTCCGCTAGCCTCAACGATGTTGCCCAGACCGTTCCAGTCCTTGCCACTGTTGCCAGTGCCATCGGCGAAAAACATCTGGTTGAAACCTTCACGCATTGACTCCTCAGCCTGCATAATCTTGGCTTCCAACAGGTTGATGATTTCTTGTTCACCGTTGTTCTTGGCTTCCTCAATGCCCGAGATGGTGATGGACGCAGCGTACTGCTTCCAGTCGTACTCGGCGGCAGTGATGCCAGTCTGCGGGGTCAGCGACAACGAATCGTAGCCACTGTACGAGGCAACCGTGCTGTTGGTGCCGTAAATCAACGGCTCAACAATCTTGGTGCCGCCATTCAGCATACGAATGCGTCCCTTGTCTTGCAGGAAATAGGTCAGCGGACGAGCCGTGAACACATTGTCCGTGAGTTGGTCACGGTAGTTGGCGAGCGTTGTGCTTAGCAACGCATCAAAGTTTGGATTAGACACTTATCCTCCTAGGAAAAGTTTGTTTGGTTAGTTCGCACCGAGTGAACGCTTGGCTGCATCCCAAGCGTCCCGAATGTTTGTAATCGGTGTAACGCCCTCGTTCGTAGCCGACGCACTTGGGTTGGAGCCACCAGAAACCACGGCTGCTTGTCGCTTTGCGGCGACAACCGCATCCTCAGTTTCCTGCTTCTTCTTCTGTGCTTCGGATTCCAAACGCTGACGGTCCATCAATTTGTCAAACATAAGTTGCTTATGGATACCTTCAAGGTCTGTTGAGCCAAGCCGAAGTGCGGTGTTCACCACCTCGGCAATATTGAAATCGGGATACTTAGCCTGCAAACCAGCAATTTCACGCTCAACCTGCTGCTGTGACTGGTACTCCTCAAAAGAAGCAACTCGCTGCTCCATTTCTCGGAACTTTTGGTCCACTGGGTCTAGCGGCTCATCTGCCACAGACGAATTGACCATATCAGCAGCCTGCTGCCGAGTCACACCATAATGCCTAGAAAGTAGGTCAATGGTAGCCTCAGGATTACGCTCCAACGCCGACTGGACGGCTACGGCAAATTCGTATTGCTGCCGTTGCTCGCTCAGTTCCTGCGTTTTACGAGTGTAATCAGCCTGCCGCTGATAACCGTTCAACGCCTCAGAAAGCGGAACTTGCAGTTCCGCACCGTCCACCTTGACCGATACGGTATGACTACCATACTGGTCTAACGGCAGAACAGGTGTTTCTGTGCCTGCTTGTGCTGTCTCCGCTACCTCGGTTGCACCCGTCGGGGTGTCCACGCTTGACTGCACTGCGATTTCATCGCTCATATTCATTTTCTCCCAGAGTCCTAAATGGTTGCTCTACCATAGAACTAGGCTGTTCCCTAAACGGTCATCCCCTGCTGGAAACCAGCCATACCAGCCTCAGCCTGCTGAGGAACCGTCGGATTCATCGCTGGGGGAATCGGAACCCCACCCATACCGCCAGCGCCCAGTTCAGCAGCCTGCCCCGCAGGTGGTTGAGGGGGCGGAGCAGACTGCATAAACTGCTCAGGTGACTTCACACCAAAACCAAACTGCAACACATACGCCGCCAACTTACCCATATCCACCACACCAGCAGCAGCAAACGGACTCATAGCATCCACAATCTGAAGCGCCGTCTGACGGCGGAACGACTCATTAACAGGTTGGGTGGAACCGCCCACAACCTCAAAGTCAAAATCGCCAGCCAAATAGTCACGGTCATACTTGACCCACACTGGGTCGCCGCTCTTGGACACGATACGGGCAACCTGCTCACCAGTCATAAACTGTTGCGCCAACAGCAACAGACGGCGACCAACCTCAGCCATAGCCCGCTCAACCGTAGCCAACTTATCTGCCGTGCGAGCATTAGCCGCATCCTGAAGAAGTGCCGACTCCGTAGCAGTACGGCGTATCTCCGATACGCCGCCACGCATAAACTCAGACACACCCGAAACACGGTCAATGTCCGTCGTAATCAAATTAGACTGATTATAGAAATCAGCAGGGCTGACAACTGCTGGCATCGGGGCAATAACATTCCCCAACGAATCATCACCCACAACAGGCACCATCACATTATCGTCATCCGACTCCAACGCCGTGCGACCCAACTGGTCAAACGCCGACTCCTTGTACAGCCATTTGCGGGCAAAACGCTTACGATGGTTCATCATCTGCGTCCGAGTTTCATTCAACTCTTTTTGCAGCGGCTCAATCGCCTCCAGTTCCCCAATCGGATAAAACTGGTCAGGCACATCATAATCCCGCAACATCACAAACGGATGCCCAAACGAATACGGCATCGGCATCGGCTTCACAAGAAAACCGTCACCACCCTCAGCAAACACGGACATTGTGCGACCCTTGATGTCGTAATACTCCCAAACTTCAGCAAATCCCTGTTGGGTGTCACGAATCTTGCGCACCGACGGGTCGTCCGCATAACGGCTGACCGCCATCGCCCCAACCGCCTCCCGAGCGGCTTTGTTGTAACGCTTGT